CACGAGGCGGGCGGGGCGCTGCTGGGCATCCCGACCGGCATCCGTGGGCTGGATGAAGTGCTGGGCGGGTTCCACGATTCGGACCTGATTATCGTCGGCGCGCGCCCTGCGATGGGCAAGACGGGCTTCCTGCTGTCCAGCGTGTTGGCGGGCTCGGGTGCTGGGCCGGTTGGCCTGATTAGCGGCGAGCAGCCGCATGACCAGGTTGGCCTTCGCTGGCTTGCCTCCGGTTCCGGCGTCTCGATTGGCCGGATGCGCGCGGGCAAGATTGATGAACACCACTGGCCGCAGATTACCGAAGCGGTCAAGGCGATGAAGGGCCGTCCGATTCGGATTTATGACCGTTCGGGGCCGGACATTGCCGAGGTCATCCGCGTGGCCCGCCGCTGGAAGCATCAGTTCGGCATCAAGGCGCTGTACGTGGACTACCTGCAACGTCTGGAAGCGTCCGGCATGGACCGCGCGCCGAAGCATGAGCGTGTGGGGTATGTGGCGAAGTCCCTGAAGAACCTTGCGCGGGATTTGCAGATTCCCGTGGTGGCGCTGGCGCAGGTGTCGCGTGAGGCAGGGGATGAGCGCCCGCAGATGCACCACCTGTCGGATTCCTCGGAAATCGAGAAGGAAGCCGACCAAATCATGATGCTCTGGCGCGACAAGTCGCAGACCGGCTCGGTTGCGCCAGCCGAAATCAACGTTGTCAAGAACCGCCACGGTCAAACCGGCGTCGTGCATTGCGTGTGGATGGGCGACAAGACCGCGTTTGTGGATGGCGAAATGGAGGCTGCGTGAAAAAGAAGCGTTTTGCGCCAAAAACCAATTCTTGTGCGCGTTGGGAGGACTGGGCGCTGTTGGCTTTGTGTGTTGCTAGCGCGACCTTTTGTGCGTGGAGGCTGCTTGCATGAAGCCTAAAGCCTACGTCCTGCGGATGTTCGGCCGGATGCGTGACCTGGCCCTTTCCTCCGACCCCCTGACGTACCGCGAGCGAGCCGCGTTTGAGCGTGCGAAGCGGCGGGAAATGTTGAAGGCGGAAGCCCGGAGGCAGTCGTGAGCGACTATCGCGCCGAATCGCTGCGGGTCTACGTTGGTACGACCTGCTGCAAGATTGCCACTGCCGCAAAGATTGCCGTCAAGTACCGCGACCGAGTGCCCACGGTGGATTCCCTCATGCAGACGTTCGGCATGAGCCGGGCGACGGCCTACCGCTGGCGGTCTGCGTTCATTAGTGCGGGGGTGCGCGATGAGTAGGGTCTATGACTTTGCCTGCCGCGCACTGGAAGCCGCGTTCTGGCTTTCCGTCGCCTGCGTGTGGGTGCTGCTGGCAATCGTAGGCGTCCATGCGCTGATTACGGTTGTGCTGTTCGTCGGGTTCTGGCTGCACGGGGTGATGGCATGAGCGCCGTTATCACCCTGCCGCCGAAGGACCGCGAGCGCGAGATTGAACGCCTTGTGCGCGCGGCCCGCGACTTCCGCCCCGGCCAGCCGGTGAACGTCAAGTTCACGATTGCCCGCCCCGAGCGCACAAACCCGCAATGCCGCTACTTGTGGGGCGTGGCTTACAAGATGCTGTCCGAGCATACGGGCTACGAGCCGGAGGAAATCGCGGAATACCTGTGCGGCAACTACTTCGGCTGGCGCACGCACAAGAAGCCGGGTGGCCGCAGCGAGGAACGCCCCATCCGCACGACCACCACGGACGCGGAGGGCAACCGCGATGTGCTGTCCGGCGATGACTTCTGGGCCTACGTCGAATGGGTTCAGCGCGTAGCGGCCCGGCAGGGTGTGGTGATTCCTGACCCGGAGGGCTGCTGATGCGAACCAAGAACGCCAGGCGCATCGACGCCACCGAGGCCGACCACCTCGCCGCAGTCAAATCCGTGGCCTGTGTCATCTGCGACGCGCCCCCGCCGTCCGAGGCGCACCACGTGGTACAGGGCGACCACTTCACCACGGTAGCCCTGTGCGTGGACTGCCACCGGGGTTCGGAGAACGGCATCCACGGACGCAAAACGATGTGGCGGATTCGCAAGATGGACGAATGGGCCGCTGTGAACGAAACCATTAGGCGCGTGAAGGAGTTTGGCTGATGGAAGTCATTGTTGAAAAGAAGTGTGGCCGATGCACCCGAGTCAAGCCAATTGCTGACTTCCGCCGCCGCACAGGCAAGGCGTATGAATCCGTGGTGGCCTACCTCGGCATCTGCCGCACCTGTGAAGCCGCGAAGGAGTCCGAGCGTTCGGCCAAGAAGCGGGAGGCCGCGACCATGCAGGCGGTCACCGTTGACCTGTCCGGCACGAAGGTCTGCGCCTGCTGCAATGAGGAATTGCCGCGCGCTGACTACCGCGTCATCCGCAATGGCGGAAACGGCAAGGTCTACCAGCGCGACATTTGCCGAGAGTGCGAGAACGTGGACCGCGACGCCCGCCGCAAGGGGCGGACGCCGAACCATGACCTTGTGCCCGCGTACTACCCCGACCCGCTGCACCGTGTCGCACGCGACTGGCGTGGCCCCGTAACCGGCGCGCTGTCCCCGTCCGTGGGGCTGGTGTGCAACCCGTGGAGGATGGCGGCATGAGCGATGAAACCGAGTTTGTGACCGTCCCGCGCGAGGTTGTCGCGGCCTATGCCCGCAGCACAAACATTCCCCGGCACCGCAGGATTTGCGAGGTTGCGCTGGCCCGCGAGCCTGACGCCAGCCATGAGGCCCCGTTGGCCGAAATCGCGGAGCTTCGCAATCGCATTGCGTGGCATGAGGCGGTTGCGTGCGTGAATTCGTCATTGAAGAAGGATGGCGGCATGAGCAACAAAAAGAGTGATCAAGTTGTGTGGCAGGTGTGGGATTGCGAGGCCGAGCGTTGGATGGATATCTTGGAGCGTGAGGCGGACGACTATCGGTCTGATGGGTGCGAAGTTCGTGCGTTTCACCGTGGGCAAAAAGATTTCGTTGTTCCTAGTGGCTATTTTCTGATAAGCGAAAGTGCACTGCGATCTTGGGGAAAGCTTGACGAGGTGCGTGAGTCGTGTGGATTTGCGAATCACGCTTGTGATTTGTTGAGTCAAGCAGATGCTGCGCGGTATCAATGGCTAAAGAAGGCTCACGCAAAAACTTTAAATACGGATGATCTTGATGCTGAGATTGATGCAAGAATTCTGTTTGACATGGGTGGCAAATGATCATCGCCCTCGACCCCGGCACCCGCGAAACCGGCTGCATCCTGCTGGACGGCTACAGCCCGATTTACGCCGATGTGATGCCTAACGCAAACGTCATCCCGTGGCTGCAAACCTTTGGGCGCGCAACCTCTCTGGCGTGCGAGTGGGTGCAGTCCTACGGGATGCCGGTAGGCGCGGAGGTGTTCGACACCGTGCGCTGGATTGGCCGCTTCCAGCAGGCGTGGCATTCGCCGGATGCGGTGCAGTTCATCACCCGCAAGACCGTGTGCCTGCACATCTGCAATTCGCCCCGCGCGAACGACGCCACCATCCGGCAGGCGTTGCTGGACCGCTACGGCGGCAAGGCGGCGGTGGGGAACAAGGCGAGTCCTGGCCCCCTCTACCGCGTCAAATCCCACGCATGGCAAGCCCTTGCGGTTGGCCTGACTGCATACGATGGAGGCGCGCATGGCTGAGGTGCTGAAAGTCAACGCGCGCTGGCTGGCGTACTTCTTTGCCCTCTGCCAAGTGAACGCGGCGATGAGCAAAGACCCGAGCACCAAGGTGGGCGCGGTCATCGTGAAGCCGGACAAGACGATTGCAGGCATGGGGTGGAACGGGTTCCCCCGTGGCATCACGGACGCCCCCGAGGACTACGCAGACCGCGACACCAAATACAGCATGACGATTCATGCCGAGGTGAACGCGGTCCTGTCCAGCGGAGACGTTAGTGGCTGCATCCTCTTTGTCCACCCGTTCCCGCCGTGCGACCGCTGCGCCGCCATGCTGATTCAGGCTGGCATTGCTGCCGTGGTGTGCCCGCCGCTGCCAGACAGCGCGAGTGACCGCTGGGCGGAGGCCGTGGAGCGCGGAATGGCGATGTTCGCGGAAGCGGGTGTGGACGTACACATGATGGATGCGTTCGCGTCCAGCACCAAACACTAAGGGGGGGGGTAATGGGATTCAGCTGTAAATCCGCAGGCAAGGCGGTCAACTGCAAGTCATGCAAACACAACCCGATGAACCAGCTCACCGAATCGCTACTGCGGCATCTGACGGTGAAGGTTGACCGGAACGGACAGTGCAAACACTACGAGGACAGGGGCCATGTTCGATGAGCGCACGATTCGTGAGATTGTGGACGAGGCGGAACGGGATGGGTGCGGCCAGGGCCTCGCCATGAAGCTGGAGGCCGACCTGCTCAACACCCTTGCCCAGCACCGCAGGCGCATCGAGCGCAACCGCAGGCATGAGCGCGTGCTGTCCGTTGTCGGGCTGTGCGGGTTCGATGTTCGCGCGGCATCCGAGGTGCTGGACGTTTCACGTGAGGCGGTCTACAAACATCTGCGCAAGAAAGTCAACCAAGATTCATGACAAGTTGACTTGCTGGCGATGGAATGCGACGGCCGGAATTCCCCGGCCGCCAATGGTGATGCAAATATGTACGCAAGCTATCAGTCCACATGCACCCCTGAGTTTGCCACCGCATCCAGTCAGAGTCATGTTGCGCTGGCTATCGAGACGCTAAACAATGAGCTTGCGAAGACGGCACAGATTATTGAGGCGCTGGAATCCGGCCTGCGAATTGTCTTGTCGTCTAATGCTCCTGCGAGCAACGCCTGCAATGAGAGGATTGCCGAGCAGCCGCAGTCTGACCTGCACAGCGCCTTGCTTACCCTCACCAGTGCTGTGCAGTCACGAAATCAGCAGCTCCGCGAGATTATCAGTCGGCTCACGGTTTGATCGAGTGCAGATAGTCAACCGCTTTTTGTGACAAGTTGACAGCGGGCGCATCCAATGGCAGCACCGAACAACCAATGGTGCTGCGATGCCCAAGCTGGTCTGCCATATCGAAGTGCGGGGGAGTGAGTTTTACGTCACCCACGTTATCCCGCCGTGCAAGGACGATAGCCCGAACGCCGCAGCACTCGCGGCGTTTCTTGCAAAGGCGCGGGAGTTGGAGCCGGAAGCGTTTGACCCTACCTATAAGTTTCGCTTCGTGGAGGTCATTGAATCTGGCGGGCCGTATGTAACGATTGGCGAGGCCCTCGCTCAGCAGCACCACGACGAAGCTGAGGCCCCGAACCCGCTGAACACGGGTGACACCGTTGGGCCGGGGGAGGGTTAATGGCCCGCCGCCACCTCATCATCCCCGACCGCCAGGCTAAGCATGGCGTTCCCCTCGACCACAACCGCTGGATTGGTCAGGCCATTGCGGACTACCGCCCCGATGTAGTGATTGACCTTGGGGACAACGCGGACTTTGAAAGCGTGTCCACGCACAGCCAGCCCGGCAGCCTAGAGCGCGAGGGCAAGCGGCTGATTCAGGACATTGCGGCTGCGAACAAGGCGGAAGCCCTGCTGCGCGAGAACATGGGCGACTTCGTGCCCAAGCGCCGCGTCCGCCTGCGTGGTAACCACGAGCAGCGGTTGGTGCGCTACATCAATAGCCAGCCGGTGCTGGAAGGCATCATTGGCCTGCACCTGCTGGACGATGACGGCTGGGAAATCGTGCCGTATGCGAACGGGTCGCCGGGCGTGGTGAACATCGACGGCATCGCGTATGCCCATTACTTTGCCAACCCGAACACCGGAAAGCCCATCGGCGGAACTGCTACGTACAAGCTGGCTCAGATTGGGCAGCCCTTCGTTCAGGGTCATGTGCAGGGCTACGACATTGGCAGCCGCCAGTTTGCGACGGGCAAGGTCATTCGCGGCATTGTGTGCGGCTCTGCATATGTCCACGACGAGCCGTACAAGGGACAGGCCAACACCCACTGGCGCGGCATCATCGTCCTGAACGAAGTCCGCAACGGCGAGTTCTGCGAAATGCCGCTGACGCTGGACTATCTCTGCCGCCGCTACGAGGGCATGAGCCTGCGCCGGTATTTGCAGCGCAACTACCGAAATGCAAAGCAGCGGTTCTCGCTGGCGCGCGGCGGAAAGCGCACTCCCAAGGAGCGTTGTCTCTACAAGACCGGCAAGGGGCGTGCAACGAGGAAGTTCCTTCGCGGCAAGGGGGTCAAATGACCCCCACGCAATACCGCATTGTCCGCGACCTAATCGCCTTCCTCGTCGGCGTGGTGCTGGGTGCCGCTGGCCTGCTCCTGCTGGCAATGGAGGTGGCGAGTGGCTGAGTTTGACCTGCACACCTACTACGCCAGCTTTAACCGCAAGGCCATGCCGGAGGGTGCTCTACAGGCCCTCTCCCGCGCGTCCTCGCATCTGCCCAAGGAGCACGTGGGCTACAAGGTGTGGATGACCTGCGTTGCGGGTCCGAGGCTGTTCTACGATGACCTGGCCGCATGGTCCATCGCCCTCGGTGAAACCATCGCCCGCCTGAAACCCCGCCTGCGCTTCCGCTCCCGCACCTACGTCCCGAGCTACAAGCCGGAGTGGGGCCGCGTGGCTGCGCTGGACGGCCTGCATTTGGTCATCCACGGGACGGCCCCGAAGGTCACCCCGAGGGCGGAGGAATTGGGTTGCGACCGTGAGGCATACGTTCGCATCCGCAATTTCGTGGCGGGTGCGCTGTATCTGGCGATGCAGCAGTATGAAACCGAGCTGCGCGTGGTCGTGGCTGTGGAGCGCATGGCCTAGTTACGCCCCATTTTTGCCCAGCCCGCGTGGTTCACTAACAGTGATGGCTCCAGTTCGGGGCAAGGGTTAGGGCAGGACTGCCCGCCCGGACGTTCCCGCAGAGGACGCCGGGTTTTCACAAGGGGCCAGCATGACCACGATTGCGTACCGTGACGGCATTATGGCGGCGGATACGCAAGAGACGGGCGATTGCACGAAGCAGCGCGCACCCAAGATGGTGCGGCTCCCGTGCGGTGGTGTGGCCGGTGGTGCGGGGTACGTCATCCCGTTGAAGCGTGGCCTAGCGTGGCTTGCAAAGCCCAAGGGCCAGCCCCCGAAGTTGAAGGGGGCGCAAATCCTGGTGGCCTACGGGGATGGCCGCGTGGGCTACTACGCGGACAAGGATTGGACCTTTTGCGAGGTCCATGAGCCCTATGCGATAGGCTCTGGAACACAAGCGGCGATGGCTGCCATGTGTTATTTCCAGACGAGCGCAAGCGATGCGGTCGAGGCTGCGGCCACCGCTGACCCCAACACATCTGGACCCGTCGAAATCATGCGGGTCAAGCGAAAGGCAAAGCGCAAATGACGTGGCAGGCACTGGCGACCCCCCTTATCCAGAAGTGGGAAGGGTTCGAGCGCCGCGCCTACCTGTGTCCGGCTGGCGTGTGGACGATTGGCTATGGTGCCACTGGGCCGGACATTGGGCCGGGCCTGATTTGGACGCGCCAAGAGGCCGAGGAACGCTTTGCGCGTGACCTGGAGCACTACGGCAAGCAGGTGGACAAGCTCCTGAAGGTGCCCGCAGAAGCCTACGAGAAGGCCGCGCTGGTGTCCTTTGCGTACAACCTCGGCCCTGCTGCCTTGGGCCGGTCTACGCTGCTACGGAAGTTCAACGCGGGCGACAAGGATGGCGCTGCGCGTGAGTTCGGCAAGTGGGTGTATGCCGGAAACAAGAAGCTGGCGGGCCTTGTGAAGCGTCGCGCCGAGGAAGCACGGATGTTTCAGGGGGCGTGAGTGGACGAGGTTTTGCGTATTGTCGTGCCGGTGCTTAGCGTGGCCGTGGCAGGGCTGGTGACATGGGTGTGGGCGCTGTGGCAGTCGCATAACGACTTCCGCCTGAAGGTCACGGAGGAATACATCCGCCGTGAGGCCCTGAAGGAGTTCAAGGAGGACTTGCACCAAGTCCGCCAGCTTGTCTTTGCCATTGCCCGCCGCCTAGAAATCCCGACTGCCCACGATGACTGACAATGCCAAGCTCATCGAGGCCATCGAGCGCCTAGACCGCAGCACCGCGCGGCTCATGGCGACGGGCAACCATACTGTTATCACGGTTAGCGGGAGCAATTGGATTGCCGCGCTGGCCGCTGTCATTGCCATTGGGTGTGCGTTCTACGCCGCTAGCGTCAAGGGCGACATGCGGGCCGAGAGCCTAGACCGTCGCGCCGAGGACCGCTGGGTGCGGGAGAACCTGAGCGCCATACGCGCCTACATCCACACCGGCAAGCTCAAACCCGTAGACGAACGCAAGGAAGCGAAGTGAGCGAGGAAGAAGAAATCATCATCATCAGCCCGCCTAAGAAGCTGGCTGCTGCCGTGTCGGCCAAGGCCAAGGGGCTGTGGAAGTCGTGGACTGCGCGCTTTAACGCGCTGCTGGCGTCGGCTTCGGCGTTTGTCCTGGCCATCCCCGGCGCTCTGGAGTACGTCCAGACCCATGCCGTCCAGCTGCTCCCGTGGCTGGATGCGAAGTCTGCCATTTTCGTGGGCGTGGCCGTGGGCCTGCTCAACATCATCCTGCGTGCGAGGACTGCCAAGTGACGAAGCGCAAGAAGGTCAAGACCAAGCCGTCGAAGGGCTGCTGATGATTCCGCGGCAGTATTGGCTGGCGGCCAAGTGGGGCGCTGCTGCCTTGCTGCTGGGCGGAACATTTGTGTTCGGTTACCGCACGGGCGGTAGCCATGGGCGTATAGCACTTGCTGAGCTTCGGGCGGAACATGCCGAGGCGAACCAGCGCGCGGTGGCAAAGGCTGCCGAGCAGGAACGCCAGCAGGCCAAGACGATTGCCGCGATTGCGGACAAATACGAGGTGGAGCGTGCGGAAGTTGCAGAGCGTACTAGGGCTGGCGTGCTGGCTGACATTCGCGCTGGCCGTGTCAGGGTGCGCGGCGCGTGCCCCGCTGCTGTGTCCGAAACCGGCACCGCCTCCGGCGAACGTGATGGCGACCCCGCAGACCGAGGCGAAATTGCGGCGTCTGCTATTGGAATCGGAGCCGAAGCAGATGCCCAGCTCCGAGCCTGCCAAGACGCCCTGAGGGCATACACCGAATAAGCCCACGAGCGCCGCCTCACAACGGCTAGGGGCTTCGTGCCGCGAGGGTGCATCCTCGGGCCACCTCGCATGTGCGAGCGCCGGTAAGCGCGGGTGAGCGCGTTGTGACCGGCACTAACCTTGGGGCCGCCTCCCTGTTGGCCTGGCCATTACAGGCTGCCCCACCACTCGCGAGAGCGAGCGCCAGCGGTGCGGTTAGAGACGCACGTGGCTGGCATCTTTCCATGCGGGGTGCCAAGGACGGCATGACAGCCAAGCTGGCTGCCCCGCACCATTAACCGGAGTGCCAAGGATGGCAGAGCAGCAGCAGAGGCCCGGGCGATTCGGGCGGTTTTTGCGTGAGGGCGTGGATCGCCTGTTCCTTGGCAACCGTGGGTATAACTACCAGACGGGCCAATGGGATCGCGGCGGCGTTGTGAGCGGCCTGACTCAGCAGGGCCTTAGCACCATCGGCGGCCCGTTGGCTGGCGGCATCTATGGCCTGTGGGCCAACTGG